GAAGCCATGACACAACTTGAGCTGTTGCAGGAGGCCGAGCGCCTAGCGCGCCTGCACAATGACGCGTTCCTCGTGGAGTTCTTGGGCGCGGCGCGCTCGGGGCTGGGGGACGAGCGCATCGAGGAGCTAGTGAGCGCGGGCGTGTTGTCCGTGGATGCGCTCGTGGGTTTGCGCGTGGACGAGATCGACCCCTACGAGTACCTAGCGCACGCGGGGCGGCTCATGGACGCCGCGACCCCCGCGCAGCGCGCCTCTATGCGCGAGTGGACCCTTGAGCAGTGGGCGCCGCTCGTGCAGGCGCGGGTGCGTGACTCGCGGAACATGACCCGCGGGGAGGCGGAGCAGGCGCTCGTGCCAGGGCTTACGGAGACCGTGGCGGTCCCCCAGCTTGACGCGGCGCTGCCTCCCACGCAGGTGACGGTGCCCTCGTGGATGGCCCCCGCAGAGCGCGCCTCGTACGCTCGCGCCGTGACCCGCGCTGGCGAGTACGCGCGCGGGCTCGGCAACGAGCTGAACGAGGACTTGACGCGCGTGGCGGCAGAGGCGTGGGACGGGGAGCAGATCACGCGAGAGGTGGATCCCGTCCGGCGCGCCGCGACCCTCGAGGCCCTGCGCGAGGAGATGGGGCGCACGCTCACGAGCACACGAGACGCGCGAGCCCTCGCGGGGGCGCTCGGGGACAGGGTGGGCACCTACGCGCACAACTGGCTCCGCGTGGCGCAGACCGAGTTACAGGCGGCGCACAACGAGGGGCGCGTGCTCGCGGCGCTCGACACGGACGGAGAGGAGGCGCAGGTGGCGCGCATCCCCGAGAGCGGCGCGTGCGACTACTGCCTGCAGCACTTCACCGAGGGGGGCGCGCCCCGAGTGTTCGCGGCGCGTGCTATAATCGCCAACGGCGTCAACGTGGGGCGCGCCCGCGCCGACTGGCTCCCCACCGTGTTCCCCATGCATCCCAACTGCAGATGCGACACCATAAAAGTGCCGCGAGGCTACCGCGTGACCCCCATGGGCGCGCTTGAACCCAAGGAGCCGTGATCCATGTTCACCTACTCTCAGTGGCTTGTGGACTTCCTAGCCAAGGCGGCAGGGCACAAGTACATCAAGCGCATCCCTTACGCGAGCGGCGGCAAGACGCGCTACCGCTACATCTACAAGCTCACGCACATGGCGGGCGGCAAGCATGTGCTCGACCCCGACCACATGATCGTGGGCGCCGCGTTCCAGCTTGAGCCTGGTGCGGGCAAGGAGGTCCACGCTCACATCACCAAAGTGGACGGCGACATGGTGACCTATCGCCTGGACGACGGACCGCGGAAGGGCGAGACTGTGACCGAGTCCAAGGCGGCGCTCGCGCAGAAGCTCAACGAGAAGCACGGGGTGCACGCGGCTATCTCGGCGGAGCGTGACAAGCAGTCCAAGGTGGTCGAGGACCTAAAGGCTGCGGGCGCGTCCACCAAGCAGGTGGCGCGTGAGCAGGCTCGCTTGGAGCGCCTGGAGGCCGCGCTACCTGCACCCGCGCCGGAGCCCAAGAGCGAGGACCGCGAGGGGGAGGAGCGTGTAAAAGACACGGCCGCGCGTCTGCTAGTAGCGTTGCGCTCGCCTGCGCGCTACACCGTGAGTCTGTCGTCTGCCCCCGCCGTGAGGATGCCGACCACGTGGAATGGATTCGGGCGATATGGGGCTGTGTCCGCGGACACGACCCGGTTGCTAGAACAGATAACAGCCACCCCCGCAGTGTTCACGCCTCGTTCGTTCCCGACAAAACCGCAGGGAGTGACGCAGCTCACGCACACAGGGAGACTCGAGGAGGTCACCAAGGATGTGATCTCCGCCCCCTGGGTGCCCAAGGGATACATCGCATCTCTGGACAACGCCACGAACATGATTGACCTCACCATCTCTGAGGGCGCGTACACAGGGCGCAGCGCGTTGGTGATCCCCCCCACCATGCTCAATGTACAAACCTACCAGGACCGCGTTGCGAGCCTCCCCATCGTCTCGGCAGAGACGATGGGTGATGTGAAGTCCGTGGTAGATGCCCTAATGACCGCAGATGCGCTGCCTCACCATCTAGCCGCGAGCATGGGGAGGTACAGCATTAAAGAGATCAAGCGTCCCGAGGCGCCTAGGCGGAAGATCGTGAGTGATGTAGACGATTTGGCGGATAACATTCTCACGGAGATGCAAGACCACTACGGCGACGCGTACCGATTCAAACTAGATACGCGGGTGGGCATGCCTCGCATTTATGTTTCGCGGAGGCTGAGCAGCGGCTGGCAGGATATGGGGTATATCTCCGTCAACGACGAGGGCAAGATACACGATGTCGCGCTGACGCGATTAGTTGGAGAACTGCGTGATTTTGTTAAGGATCAGTTGGACCGATACGAGATCAAGGAGCCTCTGGTATCTCCTCCGCAGGCCACAAAGGATCAGTTGAACCGATACGAGACCAAGGAGCCCTAGATGCCATTCCCCAACGAGCACGCAGCGAGGCAGACCGAGCCGAGCGAGTACACTGAGTTCCGCCGCTACACGCCCAAGGGGGCGCCGGCGGGCTTGTCCATGATCCTCGGGATCAAGGACGGCAAGAGCGAGGTGCAGAGCGTCCGCGCGGACGCGTCCAAGATGTCGGCGGCGGAGTTCGCTGCGTGGCTCAAGGAGCACGAGTTCAAGCACGATGTGGAGGAGGCCACGCGCAAAGGGGGCTTCGAGAGCTTCGCGCGCTGGGTGCCCTTGCAGCTTGGCGCGGAGACCTTGAGCAAGGCGCAGGAGGACGACCCCCCCGTGACTGCTCGCATAGGCGGCGTGTGCAGCACGGACGACATGGACTTTGAGGGGGAGCGGATCGCGCAGAACGGGCTCGACTGGTCCTACTTCCTGCAGCACGGGTGGTTCAACCACGAGCACCAGCAGGGACCTGCGGCGGTGCTCGGGCACCCGACCCGCGTGGAGGCGGTGGACGACCACAGGACGCGCGTGGAGGGGGAGCTGTACCTAGCCAAGCCGCTCGCCCGCGAGATCTACGAGACCGCGTATGCGCTGCACAAGGCGGGCGCGCCGCGCTCCTTGGGCTTCTCGATTGAGGGGCAGGTGCTCGCGCGTGATCCGGTGACGCCCAAGAAGGTGCTCAAGGCGCGCGTGCTGAATGTGGCGATCACGAGCGCGCCAGTCAACCCGCACACCAACCTCGAGCTGATCGCGCGCTCCATGGGCGCGGCGGCGGGCTACCAAGAGCCCGCGGTGCCCGACGCGGACGCGAGCTTGAGCGCGCTCATGGACCAAAGCCTCGCCCCCAAGCTCTCAAGCGCCACGACCCCCGCGTCTGCCCCCAAGCGCGTGATGAAGCGCGCGCAGGTGTTCGCGCTCCTGCGCGCCAAGTTCCCCGAGATGGACGAGGGCGACCTGGGCGACCTTGTGGGGCGTCTCATGGGCGCCGCGCGCGAGTTGCAAAAAAAACCTTGACACCTCACAATATAACTAACTCACCAAGGAGACACCGATGAGTGACACGCAGATCGAGCAGAGCGCCACCGCGCTCATTAACGCGCCTGTGTCCACGCCCGTGGACGAGGTCGAGGTGGACGCGCTGACCGAGGCGCTGGACACCCTCGCCAAGGCGATGAACAAGGAGGCCCCCAAGTACTCCAAGGGCAAGGGCAAGCAGGTCATGCTGTTTGATGCCGAGGAGGACGAGGACACCGAGGACCCCGAGGACGAGGAGGACGACTCCGAGGACGAGGAGGACGAGGATGACATGGAGAAGGGGCTCCGCATGTACGGCATCGAGGAGGCCATGAAGGCTATGGCCGCCGGCACCGACAAGATCGTGGGCGACATGGAGAAGCGCATGCACGCTCTTATGAAGGGCATGGAGACCATGCTCCAGGAGATCAAGGGCATGAAGGGCGAGCAGAGCGCGATGGCCAAGAGCCTCGGCGCCGCGCTCAACGCGCCCGTGGCGCCCCGCGCCGCGCTCTCCGTGGTCGCCGCCCCCGTGGCGCCCGCCCCCGCCGCCCCCACGCGCGGTGAGCTGCTGTCAAAGGCGCTCACCAAGTTGCAAGACCCCTCCGTGGACAACGCCCGCAAGGCGCGTCTGCGCAGCGCCGTGTCGCTCCTTGAGAGCGGCGCCGACCCCCGCACCCTTGACAGCCTTGTGAACGGCTAAGAGCACACAGGAGAAGCGATATGATGAACCTCCCCGAGATCAACACCCTTGCCAACGTCGAGGACCTCGCCGCCCTCAACAACGCTCTCCGCAAGAGCGCCAACGCGGGCTACCAGACCCCCGCTGGCACCGTTGGCGGTGACGCGGGCAGCCTCTCGCCCCTCGTGCCCCAGAGCATCGAAAACACCCTGGCGAGCGCCACCTACACGATGAAGGAGCTGACCCTGTGGCCCGCGATCCCCAAGGTCCAGGTCACCAACACGCTCCACGAGTACGCGGTCATCAACGACCACGGGCTCGACCTCGAGGCCTTCATCGCTGAGGGCGCCGCGGGCACCACGAACCGCAGCGAGTACGAGCGCAAGAACGTGCGCATCAAGTACCTGGCGGAGCGCCGCGAGGTGACCGACGTGGGCTCGCTCGTGGGGCTGATCGGCAACCAGAGCAACGCCATCGCCGCCGAGACCGAGCGCGGCACCATGCGCCTCCTGCAGAAGTTGGAGCGCAGCCTTTGGCACGCTGACGAGGACGTGAACCCCCTTGCCTTCAACGGGATCATCAAGCAGATCGAGAGCCACAACAGCAGCTCGAACACCTATGACCTCGCGGGCAAGTCCCCCACGCCCCGCCTCCTCCAGGAGGTCCTGTCCGAGCTGCAGAGCGCCCCGCGCTTCGGTCGCCCCGACTGCATCTACGTCGAGCCCCGTATCCACGCGGAGCTGATCAAGTTCGCCGTGCAGTTCGGTCGCCACGACCAGCTCTCCGTGAGCCGCGCGGCTGACGGGCTCACCTACGGCGCGATGGAGCTCAGCATTATGAGCCCCTACGGTGCCGTCCCCGTCAAGTCGGCTCCGTTCCTGTTCAACGCGTACGGCGCGCCCGAGAGCGCCTCGTCCGTGGACGCGCCCGCGAGCGCCACGCTGACCAGCGCCGTGGCCGCTGCGGACGCAGCCTCCAAGTTCGTTGCCGCTGACGCGGGCGCGTACATCTACCGCATCGTCGCCGTGAACAACAGCGGCTACAGCGCCGCGATCAACAGCTCCGCCGTCACCGTTGCCGCGGGCGACAAGGTCACGCTGACCATCGCCGCCGCCACGGACGCGGTGTTCTACAAGGTCTACCGCACCGAGGCGGGCGGCGCCGTGGGCACCGCCAAGCTCATTGGTGAGATCAAGAAGGCGAGCAGCGGCGCCACCGTGTTCGTGGACCGCAACGGCGTGCGTCCTGGCACCTCTAAGATCGTGTTCGTGCAGCACGACCCCTCGGTGCTCGAGTTCGCGCGCCTCCTCGACTTCTTCCGCCGCCCCCTCGCGGAGGTCGCGACCAGCAAGCCCTTCCTGCTCATGCTGTTCGGGTCCCCCATCGTCAAGGTGCCTGGCAAGATGTGGGTCCTGCAGAACGCGGGCGTGACCGCCACCAGCTCCATGCTGGACAGCATCGCCTAAAGGACCCGGGTATGCAGTGGCACCACGCGACCTTGCGAGACTGCAAGTTGCCCATCGGTCAAGGCTTCTTAGAGCTAGACGAGCGGGGGTTCGTGGTGTCACCGACACCTTACGCCGAGGCGGTGTTGCGCCGCTACGGCTCCGTGACGGGGTTCAGCCTCGTCCCTGTCACGGAGGAGACGACAGAGCCAGAGGACACAGGCGCGGCGCCGCAGGAGCCCTTGTTCGAGGGCACCGAGGCGCCCGCGTCAAGACGCCGAGGGCGCTCCGCGAAATCGCGCGGCTGACCCTCGCACAGATAGCCCGAGGGGACCATGAGCATCTACACGCAGATCACGCCGCAGTGGCTCAAGGACACCTTCCTGTTGGGGATCGACCTCACGCTTGACGACGGGTCCCCGTACCCCGACGTGGCTTTTGAACAAAGCATCAACGCGGCTGTGAAGCACCTGGAGAGCGACCTCGGCATCTTCATCGAGCCGTTCGGCGTGGTGCATGAGGGGCACGACGCCGAGCGACAGGGGCGCTACAGCTACTGGCCCTTTAGGCTAGACGCGCGCCCCGTGATGCGCGTGGACGGCGCGCGTATCCGCTTCGGTTCGTTCCAACCCGTGGACGTGCCCGCCTCGTGGGTGCGCTTCACGAGCCACCTGCATGGACAGATCAACTTGATCCCGAGCGAGGAGAGCTTGGGCTCTTACTTCTTCCGCGCCGGCGTGCCCTTGATCGGCGGGTTCGGCATCTACGAGGACCGAGAGTACATCCCGAGCTACTTTGAGTTCTCGTACACGGCGGGCTTTGACTCGCGTGAGGGGTCGGCCACCTTCGCGGCGGGCGAGAGCACCGTGCGCGTGCCGCTTGACCCCCCGCTCTTGGGGCAGTACCTCGTGGAGACGGGGAACACGGCGGTGCGCGCCACCTCACGCGCGCAGGACGGGTTCACGCTCACGCGCACAGGGAGCACGGCGGCGGCGCTCACGGTGAGCTGGAGCGCGGACACGCTGCCCGCGGACCTCAAGCACGCGATAGGCGTGAAGGGCGCCACGCTCCTCCTGCTGCACGTGGCCGGCGACTTGATCCTCGGCGCAGGTATCGCCAACCAGAGCCTCTCGGTGGACGGGCTCTCGCAGAGCGTGGGCACGACCTCGAGCGCCATGTACTCGGGGTACTCGTCCCGCGTGGAGATGCTTGAGAAGCAGTACACCATGCTGATCAAGGCGCTGAGGGCTCAGTACAAGATCACGCAGTTCGGGGTGGTGTAAGATGACGCAGCTCCCAGCCACGCCGCCGCCCAAGGCGCGTCCCCGCGTTGACTTCTCCATGGTCGAGTTCAAGAAGCTCATGTACACCAAGGGGGTCGATCTCACGTGGGAGCAGTGCGCCGAGTGCCCCTGCTCGCAGCGCGCGGACGCGTTCCCCATAGGCTCACTCGTGGAGGCCACGAGCGTGGTGACGGGGGAGGCGCGTCCAGACTGCACTCTGTGCAGGGGGCGCGGCTACTTTTGGCACTCGCCGCAGACCATCCGCGCGCTCGTGACCAACGCGAGCAGCAACACGGACAAGTACACCCTGTACGGGCAGTACGCCAAGGGCATGGTCTCCATCTCCCTGCTCCCCGAGCACCTGCCCGGCTACGGGGACAGATACACGGTGCAGGACTCCGTGCAGGTGTACCGCGAGGCGCGGGTGCGCGTGGCGGGCGCGGTGCAGGAGCTGCGCTACCCCGTGACGCCTCGACTGCTTGACCTCGCCACGGGTCCCCTCGAGCTAGGTGTATTGCGGATCCAACGAGCGAACATCAGCGGCACGAGCACCGAGGCGGACGCGCTGGAGGAGGGCGTGGACTTCACGGTCACGGAGGCGGGGCTCGTGGACTTCACGCTGGGGGACGCGCGCGGCACGGCGCCCGTGGTGGGCGCGCGCTACTCCGCCTCTTACTACTCCCAGCCGCGCTACTACGCGATGGACACGCCGCACACGCACCGCGACTCCACGCTCCTGCGCAAGAGCACCACGGAGCGCCCGCTCTTGCTACCTGTGCAGGTCCACTGTTCGCTTGAGTTCATGGGCTTTGCACATGGCTGATATTCAAGCCAACTACCGCGCGCTAGTGGCTGCGCTTGGGCTCACGAGCGAGGAGGCGCTGCGCCGGTCGCAGACGCTCGCGGGCGTGGTGCTCGCAGAGTGGAGCAGCATCGTGCGCGGGCAGCTCAAGAGCACGCGCCAGGCGTACTTGTCCTCGCTGCAGGTGCGGAACGTGACCGAGCACGGGTTCGTGGTGGGCTTGCCCTCGGGGCCGAGCGTGGCGGTCCTCGCGCACATGATCGAGCAGGGCATGGGTCCGGGGGGCATCGGGACGCAGGGACCCTATGATGTGCGGCAGTTCCTCCTGCGGGCGGGGACGCGCAACCTGCGCCGAGATAAGCAGGGGCGCCTGTACGTCAACGTGCCCTTCACGCGCACCAAGGGGCAGGTGGCGCAGATGGCGGGGGACAGGATCGCGGCGCGCGCGCAACGGCTCAAGGCGACCGTAGACACGGCGCAGGGGACGGTGCGAGGGGGCAGGCTCCCTGCGGGCTTGATCCCTAGGGCGCAGCCTCACCATGTGACCGACCTCGCTGCGGGCATGGTGCGTCTCGCGTCCACATATTCACAAGGGGCGGGGGGGACGGCACGCACGCAGACCACGGGCTACCGCACCTGGCGACGCGCGAGCTACGCGAACAAGCGCCCTATGGCTTGGATCAGCAAGGGGATCGTGGCGCACAGGTTCGTGGACCAAGTCATGCAGCGCCTCCCAGCCTTGATCACGCGGGTGTACACATGATCCTAGACCTCCACGCAGTGCAAGCTATCAGCAGCGGGCTCAACTACTACAAGACGCGCCAGTCCGCGTTCAACGCGCTCTTTGTGGGCGTGGGCACAAGCACGCTCGCGGCGTGGTACTCGGCGTTCGCGAGCGCGGAGCACTTCCCCACGGTGCGCTCTTACACGGCACAGGGGACGGCGCAGGCGCCCTTGCTCACGGTGCGCCCGCTGGAGGAGAGCGTGGCGCAGGAGTTCGTGGGGGACTTCGCGGAGCGCGTGGGGGGAGTGACGCGCGACAGCTACCTAGTGCGCGAGGGCGTGGAGCTTGTGATCTTCGCTAGAACGCCAGACATGGCGCGCGTGTGCCACATCGTGACGCGGGCGGCGGTGGCGCTCGCGCGCCGCGCCATGCACCGCGTGGGCTACCACACATGGAACTACGGAGGCGCGCAGCCCTTGAGCCCCGAGGAGGACTTGGCGGCGGAGGAGCTGGGCATCTATGTGCGCCGGCTCACGCTCAACGCAGAGTACCAAGTACACATCCCCATCCCTGCCGACGCCGAGTTCACTGTGCCCACGATTGATGTGGCTGACGTGCTCGTCCTCTCCGCGACCGAGCGCACGGCGGACGGGGTGCAGGGCGGCGTGGATGTGGTAAACTGAGCCCCACACAAAGGAGCACCCATGCCATCTAGTCTCAACTTGAACGGCCTCAAGATCTTCCGCCCGGGCGTGTACGCTGAGGTGGACGGGTCCGCGCTCGGTGGCTCGTCCCCGAGCACGGGCAACCTCGCCATCGTGGGCGATTTTCCTAGCTTCGAGCAGAACGAGGCGCTGACCTTCACGAGCGCCTCCGCGCTTGTGTCCTACGACCCGAGTGACCGCGCCCTCGCGCACATCGGCGCCATAGCCTTCTCGCCCTCGCTGGACGAGCGCGTGCCTGCGGGCGCCGCCTCGCTCACGGTGCTCAACGTGCAACCCAACACCTGCGCGCGGTTCCCGTTTGTGGACGCGAACGGGGCTTACGCGCTCGTGGTCAAGTCCTCGGTGTGGGGGAGCAAGGGCAACCGCACGCAGGTGACCATCGCCAACGCCAACACGGACCAGGTGAACATCACCGTGGCGCGCGACGGCGTGAGCGAGAGCTTCACCGGCATCGAGAGCGGGGATGTGGCGAGCGTGTACTACGCGGGCTCGCTTCTCGACACCGTGGCACTCACCGGCGACCGCGTGGCGGGGCTCACGTACTCGTGGACGCAGGGCGAGCCTATGGCGAGCGGCACGGTGAGCTTCAACGAGGCTGACATGGTGAGCGGCGCCCCCCTTAATGTGAGCTTGAGCACGAGCGCGCACACCGCCTCCGTGATCGTGACCATCACGGGCGAGGATCTCGAGGGCGTGGCAGCCAACTCCGTGCTGACCTTTAGCGCGGGGAGCGGGGCCACGCAGACCACTGCGGTGAGCTTTGGGCGCGTGACTAGCGTGAGCGCGACCTCCACGGACACGGCGTACACGGGCACCGTGGTCGTGGCGGGCGGCGTGAGCTTCGTGCCCGAGGACTTCGCGAGCCTCGCGGCGCTCGTGAGCGCGCTTGACCAGCTCCCCAACGTGGTGGCGAGCTACCTCGCCGCCGAGGACTACGACGCGGACGCGTTTGACGCGTTGAACCAGAGCATCAAGGGGAGCGGCGCGGCTGCCGAGTTCCGTTGCGACCTCGAGGCGATCCTGCGCGCGCTCTCACCCTCAACGCTCGTGACCGTGGAGCGTGCTGCGGGGGGCGTGGCGAGCGTGGCGCAGCAGGCGAGCGGGAGCGTGACCGCGCTGCTGAGCGGCGGCACCACGAGCGCATCGGTGCTCGCGGACTGGGTGGCGGCGCTCGCCACCATCGAGAGCGCGGACATCCAGATCCTCGTGCCGTGGACGAGTGACGACTCCCTGTGGGGCGCGGTCAAGGGTCACCTGCGCCTCGCGGCGCTCGCGGGGCGTGAGCGCAACGCGTGGGTGGGCGCCGCCGCGTCACAGAGCCTCACGGCGCTTAACGCGCTCGCCAAGTCGCTGAATGACCGCAACATGGCCCTCGTGGGGCAGAGCATCAAGCACGTGGACCCGCAGGGGTTGGTCAAGACCCTTGAGCCCAAGTACCTGGCGCTCATGCTCGCGGCGATGCAGGCGGGTACGCCTATCGCGACCCCGCTCACGCGCAAGGAGCCCAACGTGGTGGACGTGCTCTGCGCGTGGGACGCGAACCGAGACGCCGGCGAGGCGATCTCCAAGGGCATCTGCGTGCTGTCGCGTGGCCCGCTCGGGTGGCGCGTGGAGCGCAGCGTGACCACCTGGCTGCGGGACGACAACCCCGTGTACAGCGAGGTGAGCGCCAACGAGAGCGTGAACGCGTCCCTGCGGGACCTGCGCGCGGGGCTCGATCCCTTCGTGGGGCTCGGGAATGTGGGCTTCACCGCGTCCCGCCTCCAGAGCATCGTCACCGCGCGCCTCAATCGGCAGGTGCTTGACGGCGTGATCAAGGCGTTCCGCGATGTGGTGATTGAGAGCGTGGGGGACACGGTGCGCGTGGACTACACGCTCGCCGCTGTGGAGCCTGTCAACTTCGTCCGCGTGGTCGCCCACGTGGCGCGCTTCTAAGGAGACTAAATCATGGCGAATGTACTGAGCGGCGCGCGCGCCAAGCTGATCGTGGACGGCAACGAGATCGGGTACGCGTCCAACGTGTCCGCGTCCGAGCAGATCGCCCTGCAGCGCGTCGATGTGCTGGGGGACATTGACTCCAAGGAGATCGTGCCCGTGGGGCGCAGCGTGTCCGTGCAGGCCGCGTTCGTGCGTATCTCGGGGCAGAGCCTCAAGGACCTCGGGCTGATCCCGCGTGGCGGCACCGTGGACGTGATCAACTTCCCCGAGATCACCTTGGAGGTCTATGACCAGGTGAGCGATCAAGTCATTTGGCGTGTTGAGGGGTGCAGGGCGGAGTCACGTAACTGGACACTCCAGGCGGGCTCCATTGTGACCACCAACGCGAGCTTTCAAGCTCGCAGGCTGTACGACGAGCGAGAGTGAATATGGACCTACGCGCGCTGAGCGACAAGACCCCCGAGCCCGCCGCCGAGAGCGTGTTGCTCGTGCCGCGTGAGGTTCGTTTCAGCATCACCTACACCGCGCCGGACGGCACGAGGCACGGGGGGGTGCTCGTGTCGCGTGTGCCCAACGGGGACGAGCGCGTGAGCGTGGACCGCCGCGCGGCGGTGCTCGCTGGCGCCCCTTGGGATCACTTGTCGGAGTACGCGCGCGCCCGCTGTAACGCGCTCGCGCTCGTGTCCGTGCAACTCCGCGACATGCCCGAGTGGGCAGCGACCTGGGCAGCCGAGGATGATGACCTCCTGTTCGTGTTGCGGGAGGAGTGTGAGCGCCACGCGGCAGCGTGGTTTCGCGCAGCTCTGGGAGCGCGTGCGGGTGACGCGAGCGCGTCCCGAGTGGCCATCACTTCAAGCGACCTTACCAACACCGCGCCCTAGCGCGTGGGATCCGCTGCGCCCCTCGCTGAGTGACGCGGAGCGCCTTGAGTGGTGGCTCTTGTCGCTGAGTGACGAGGCGTGGGAGCGCGTCTCCGCGCCCCGTGCTATCATCTCGGAACACGGCCCTAGCACCACGGGGGATGCCGTCGTGGACGAGTGGGAGCGCGAGTTCTGGGCTAAACACGGAGGCAAGTGATGGCGAACCAGCAACACAGCTCAGAGATCCATGTACAGCTTGACGACGCGCAGGCACTCGCAGCGATCCGCACGCTGAGCGACACCTTCGCGCGGATGCAGCGCACCGCGCAACAGGCGATGCAGGCGACGGGGCAAGCGGCGGGGCAGGCCACGCGCCAAGCGCAGCAGGGCGCGCTTGGGGCGGGCGCCGCGCCCCAAACGCCAACGGACGCGCAGCGCGAGGCTGAGGACGCGCGCAGGAGGGAGATCGCGGCACATCAGCGCGAGCAGGCGACGCAACAGGCGCTCCAGGCTACTCGGCAAGCCGCGCAAGCAGTGGCGAGCGGGAGCGGCGCAGGGCTCTTGCAGGCGGGCGCGCAGGGGCTCGGCGCGGGGTTACAGGCGCTCGGCGCGGGGCGCGAGGGGCGCTTGGGTGGCGCGCTGCGTGGGCTTGGCGCGGGGCTCCCCGTGGTGGGCGGGCTCGTGGGCGCGGCGCTCGAGACGCGTATGGCGCGCGTGGGCGATGTGATGGGACTAGAGCGCCCGCAGACGGAGCTTGTGACGGGTGCAGGGTATCAGTTTGACCAACTCTACGGGGCACGCGCCGCCGGCGCGCGGCTCGGGTTTACTGACGCGCAGACCCTCGCCACGCTACAACAGGTGGCGCGAGGCACGCAGATGCAGGCGCAGGTGAGCGGCGGCACCCTGCGCGCGCTCATGCAAGAGGAGCTTGCTGGCGTGGGCGTGGGCGCGCTCTCCAGCTTCGCGGGTGGTGGCGCGCTGGGGGGCGGCGCGCGTGGCGATGTGGGCGTGGAGCTTGGGACCGCGCTCAAGCTCTCGGCAACGGGGCGCGCGATGGGGCTGAGCGGCGCGGGCGTGGAGCGGCTTCTCGCAGCCGTGGCGCAGAACACGAGCCGGATGGCGGAGCGGGGTTTGACGCTCGACACGGAGAGCTTTGGGGACTTCGTGACCGCGGTGAGCGCGGCGGCGCAGCGAGCGGGGGACAGGCAGGTGATGGGCGTGGGCGCGGTGCGCGCAGCGGGGCGCGTGACGGGCATGGCGCAGGGGGCGCTCGGGCAGGTCACTGGGCAGTTCGGGGGACTAGGGCAGAGTGCGTTACTCGCGGCGGCGGGGCGTGGGGCGCGGTCGCCCATGGAGCTGATCGCGAACCTTGAGCAACTGAGCGGGGACCCGCGCGCCGCCCTCGCCGCGATGCGCGGTCTAGGGCTCGGGGGCGACACGCTGCGGATGGCGCTCGTGGGCGGCGGCGCGTCCCTCGCGGAGGCGGGCGCGCTCATGGGCGCGGGGAACCTCGGCATGGAAGCCGCGGGGCTGAGTGACGCGCAACAGGCGCAACAGGCGCGCGGGATGCAGGTGTCGAGCATCGTGGCGACCAAGGACAACCAGCTCACGAGGATCGTGGAGAGCGACCCCGCGAGCGTGCAGGCGCTGATGAACCTCAACACGACCCTCGAGAAGATGAGTCTACAGCTCACGCGGAGCGATGGCGCGGTGATCAAGACCGTGGAGGGCGTGGGCGCGGTCATGGAGACCCTGCTGCCTGCGGTGGAGAAGCTGAGCGACGCGGTAGCGGGCATGATCCGCTTCTTTGGGGGCAGGTGAACATGAAGCTCAAGGCGTACCTGCACGGCTACGGCGAGGACGCGCCCACGAGCGCGGCGGACATCGAGGGACCCTTGCCCCCTCCCGCACGCGCCGCCGTGGATGTCTCTGACTTCATCGTCCGCGCGGACTGGAGCTACTCGGTGCAGGCGCCCTACGAGAGCGCGCTGCTTGAGCTTGTGATCCCGTACCGCAGACTCCAAGACCTCCTACGCCTAGGCGCGCAGATCGAGGGGGGCGGGCTCGCGCTTCACGCCTCGGGGTGGCTTGAGATCGTGGAGCTAGGCCCACCAGAGTGGACACAGAGCGCCGTGGCGCAGGGGGGCGAGGAGGACACGCTCGTGGTCACCGCGCGCAAGACCCCGAGCACCCTGTTGCGGCGCTTCCTCGGACCCGTGCAATCGTTGAGCCTAGGCACGAGTGCCGCGCCCTCGGGGGCTGTGGTCTCGGCACATGTGCAGGTGCAGGCGACCTCATGGCTCTCGGTGGCCTCGCGCACGCTGCGCTTGAGCGCGATCCCCGAGCTGACCCGTGGCTCGCTCATAGGGCAGGACACCTGGGCGAGCATCGTGGAGGAGATCGTCTCAAGCGCCACGGGGCAGCTCGGGACCTCGCTCACGCTCGCGTGGTACAGGCTCGCCACGCTCTACAAGGTGCCCGTGGAGGCGGAGACCCTCGCGGGCGTGGGTGAGCCCGTCGCGAGCCCCGAGGAGCGCCCCGTGGGCATGGAGCGCACGCTCACGCCGGTGCAGGGCTTCAACCTCACGCAGGTGCAGGTGCCAGGGCTGCGCGTGAGCGTGTGGGGCGTGGTGCAGGCGACTTGGCAAGCCGCGCCCGAACTCGTGGAGCTGTTCCCCACCTGGCACCACGACAAGGCGTATTTGATCTACAGGCTCAAGCCCTTGCAGCCGAGCCTCTTTGTGGAGGGCGCGCAGTACTTCGCGCGCTTGAGGAGCAAGCCCACGCCGCTCCCCGCCTTCGTGAATGTGAGCCAGCGCGCGGTGCTGCACAGCCTCAAGGACCCCATGAGCGTGAGCCTGCGCTACACGAGCGACCGCGGCAACTTCGTGGAGGTCACGAGCCCTTTTGTGGGCGTGACGCAGGCGGCGGGCGTGAGCTGTGACCCCGTGGCGCTGTTGGACGACATCGAGCGGCACGGGCTCCACGAGGTCTCGTTGCAGTACCCGTACTTCCGCGCCACCGAGGGCGCAGAGGCGCCCGTGCGCGCCGCGCTGGACGAGATGGTCTTGTACGCTGCGGCCCTGTACGCAGAGGCGCACGCCTACGCGAGCGGCGAGGTCACCACAGCGTACTCGCCCACCACGCTGCACGGAGAGTGGGCAGAGTTCCGCGCCCATGTGCGCGGGGACATGCGCCTCCTCACTGGCTATGTGACGCAGGTGCGGCACAGCGTGCAAGTGCTGCCGTCCGGCGCGGTGCAGGCGCGCACGCTCGTGAACCTCGAGCGCGTGAGCGTCAAGGGGCGCGACCTATTGAAAGCCGTGGAGGGCACATGAAGATACTCGGCAACCCGTTCCGCGTGGGCGTGGTGTCGCGCTACTACACGCGGGACCAGCGCCCCGTGGTGGATGTGCGCGTGAGCGATGGGGGCGTGTACTTTGGCGCGCCCCTGCGCCTCCTCGGGCAGGGCTCCCTGTTCCCCGTGGAGGCGGGCGCCCGCGTTCACTTGTACTTCCCGCAAGGGGGGAGCGACCTCCCTTATGTTGTGGGCGTGGACCCCACGCCCGGCGCGCTCCCTGCCACGAGCGAGCAGGCGAGCGCGAGCGAGGACTACGCGCCCTCACAGCAAGATCTCGTGCTCACGCACGCAGGCAACCAGGTGAGCTTGAGCGCGAGCGGCGTGACCGTGGACGCGGGAGACCAGAGCGTGCGCGTGCAGCTCGCGAGCGGGCAGGTGCTCCGCGTCTCCGTGGAGGGCGCGACCACCGACAACGCGCTCAAGGGGCAGGCGTTCATAGATGCCCTGTTCCCCCTCCTCGCGGACTACCACGCGCGCCTCCTCGCGCTCGAGGCTGTCACCGCGTCCCTCGGGCTCGTCCCCGTCATCACCGACACGCCCCCCACCGCTCAAGCGCGCTGCGAGGCCACCAAAGCCGCGCACTTGGTGGTATAATCCCGAGACCCCAAGGAGGTCACATGTTCTCGACATTCACGCAGTGGGTGGACCAGCTGCTCAAGGCGGCGGGGCACAAGTACATCAAGCGCATCCCTTACGCGAGCGGCGGCAAGACGCGCTACCGCTACATCTACAAGGTCACGCACACGGCGGCCGGCAAGCATGTGCTCGACCCCGAGCACATGGTGGTGGGCGCAGCGTTCCAGCTTGAGCCTAGTGCGGGCAAGGAAGTCCACGCGCACATCACCAAAGTGGACGGCGACATGGTGACCTATCGCCTGGACGACGGACCGCAGAAGGGCGAGACTGTGACCGAGTCCAAGGCGGCGCTCGCCAAGAAGCTCAACGAGAAGCACGGGGTGCACGCGGCTATCTCGGCGGAGCGCGACAAGCAGTCCAAGGTGGTCGCGGACTTGAAGGCTGCGGGCGCGTCCACCAAGCAGGTGGCGCGTGAGCAGGCTCGCTTGGAGCGCCTGGAGGCCGCGCTACCTGCACCCGCGCCGGAGCCCAAGAGCGAGGAGCCCAAGAAGCGCGCAGCCAAGAAGCCCAAG